GTCGCCTGCTGCTCTTTGTAGACAACAAACCGATACAAGCAAACCGACCAGTTAGTCAAACTTTGTGAAGTTCTCGGTTTTTTAAGTTGTCGGAATTGAAAAAGTCGGAGTGATATACGTACTACAGGACTACTTATAGAAGTCCTGACATATATCAGTTTGAACCCCTCGGCAGTTTGATACTGGCCGAATGACGGAGCGAACTTATGACAGAAGGCGGTCAGATCGGCGGATCGATAGCAGTTAGCCTAGTACAAGAATGTAAGATGCTTCGCGAACCGTGCGTTCCTGAATGCGTCGAGGAACCTTGGTTCTCCGTCAAATTTGTCGCGGGAATGCTCGGGTTTGAAGAGGAAACGTTCACCAAAAAAATCAACAAGCTCGGCATTCCCCGTCACCCTATTCAAAAGAAGTGTATTCGCATCAGCAGTCTGGCGCGGATGCACAGCACAGACCCAGGGAACGGATAGTGAGCAGCCTGCAGAAGACGCGCGCCGGCTATCGCGTACAGTTCCGCGTCAGTGGCAAAACACAACAGATCAGCCTGCCGGCGACCAAAAAGCGGGCGGCTGAGTCTTTTCAGCGCCACCTGGACGAACTGATTGCATGCAAAAGAATTGGTGAACGGCCGCAAGAACTTACCCGGCAGTGGGTCGATGGCCTCAGCGACGCCGTCCGATCGCGGCTCGAAGCGTTTGGATTAGTCGAGAGCAAAACAAGCCCAAGCGCCGAGGTTCCGCTGGTCAAATTGTTTGACGATTTCCTGCGTCGGCGAAAGATCAGCGCGGGGACGCTGTATGGATACCAAAACACGCAGAAAAAACTGGGCCTGTTCTTCGGAAAGCGAACAGCCGATTCGGTGACGGTTGCAGAGGCGGAGGATTGGGCTGATTTTCTGCGCCGCACTTTTGAACTGAACGAAAATTCAGTTAGCAAACATGTCCGGCACGCCAGCGCGTTTTGGCGTTGGCTGGTACGGCGCGAAGTTTTGGCGAGGAACGTCTTCGAATTCCTCCCGAAGGGCATCAGTTCAGCTGCTGATCTGAAGCCGTTTGTCCCGGCCGTTGACATCGAAGCAGTGATCGCACAGACGAATGATCCGCAGATGCGTCTCCTGATAGCGCTAGGCAGATGGGGCGGCCTGCGCATCCCGTCGGAACCGAAAGCTTTGCGATGGGCGGACGTGCACTGGGAGGAGAACCAGATCAGGGTGACGGCTAGCAAGACGCACTCTGTGCGGATCATCCCGCTGTTTCCAGAGTTGCGGGAGCATCTCGACGCAGCCTGGGAGGCAGCAGAGCCGGGGGCGGAATGGGTTCTGCCGATGGTTCATCACGGCGGCGACAATTTCTGGAAGCAGTTCAAAGACTTGGTTGTCGCTGCTGGCCTCAAACCCTGGCCGAAGCTGTGGAGTTCACTGCGATCGACGCGTGAGACGGAGTTGGCGGCAACATACCCCATCCACGTTGTATGCTCTTGGATCGGTAACAGCCCGCAGGTCGCACTCCGGCATTATCTGCGCCCCACAGACACGGATTTCGAGCGAGCCGCACGCGCCGACGCGGCGCCGAACCGTGTAGCACGCAAGGCGTAGACACGAGCAGACACTAGCGGAAATTGCTCTTGCATCGTTTTCGCGAGAACGTGTAGAAACCCTGCCTGTCAGTGATAGACAGCGTTTGACGAAACACTTCCGGAATTCAGCCTTGATTCTGTTTGTACCAGCGACTTTCAGTCGGCCACCCTGTTTCAGGGCTGCGTGCCGCGAACTCACCGCACCAGCGTTTTTCGCTGCGTCCGCAGAACCCTGTCAAGGGCGCAAACTCGGCAAAGTTCAGGCAAAGTTCCGGCACCAACCCGGCACGAACCCGGCACAAACCCGCATCGGGCAAAAACGGCCCTTACTCTTCCCGCATCACTTGATGAGCGGAGGCACGAACGTGTGTGAGTTACTCGATCGCCGGGCGTTACAAGCAAAGCTGAAAATCAGCCTGCGAACAATTGATCGCATGATCCGGGATGGGCAATTGCCAGAGCCGATTCGCCTCGGCAAGCGTGCTCTGAGATGGCCGTCAAACCAGATCAATGAATGGATCCAGGAAGGCTGCCCCAAGCAGGCCACAGAGAAATAATTTCAGACGTCAGGAAAAGGAATTTCAATGAACCACCCGACGCTTTTTGACAACCCACCGACG